CTATAGATGATATTTTTAGGCTAAACAGAGTGTATCAATACAACCTATTTGCAGACGCGGGGATCTCCTCTTTTGACGAGCGAACGATAGTAAGAATTGATTTTAAGTGTATTGATACACTCTGTTATCGTCTAGAAAACACTCTATAGGGAATTTGGGGTCGCTTGTTTACGTGATCTCGCAGTCCGTATTAGAATATTTGCATCAAATCACACGGAGTGCAAAAAATGGCTTTCAAGAAAGGCGTGGCCACTCCTGGTGCCGGAAGGCCCAAAGGCAGTGTCAACAAACGCAACGTGCAGCGTCAGGAGATTTTCGACAAGATTGTCGAGAAGCACGGAGATCCTCTGGAGGCGCTGGCAGAGATGGCCTTTGACCCTAACCACGACCTGTTGGTCCGCAAGGATTGCTTGAAGGAGCTGGTGCAATATGGCCACGCCAAGAAGAAGTCTGTCGAGATCACCGGACCCGATGGCGGGCCGATTGAGGCAAGGCTTGAGCTGGTCGGCCAGATCACCGAGCTCATTGGCAAGCTGAACGCTGGCGGCAAATGATTCTTTCCAAGGCCGAGCTGACCACCATCCAGTCCAACCTATCGGTCCTGGACTTGGAGGACCTTGCTCACATCGCCTGGAAGCTGAAGTGGAAGTCCACAGCCCGAGACCAGCAGATGACGCCGCCCGGAGACTGGGGCATCTGGCTGATCTTGGCCGGCCGCGGTTTCGGTAAGACTCGGACAGGGGCTGAGGACATAGCTAGCTATGCCGCCGACAACCCTGGCGTGCGCTGCGGGGTCATAGCACCAACCTCAGGTGACATCAGAGGCGTTTGCTTTGAGGGCGAATCGGGGATCATGGGTGTCATCCCGCATTACCTGGTTGAGAACTACAACAGGTCCATCGGAGAGATCACCCTGAAGAACGGCTCGTCGATCCGCGGTTTCTCGGCTGAGGAGCCCAGTCGTTTGCGCGGTCCTCAGTTTCACCGAGTGTGGTGTGATGAGCTGGCTGCTTGGCAATACGTAGAAGAGACGTGGGACATGATGCGATTTGGTCTTCGCTTGGGCGATGATCCACGGGTCGTCATCACCACGACTCCTAAGCCCATTGAGCTGGTCCGTAAGCTGCTCAAGGATGCTGCCAAGAAGAACAGCCGGATTCACGTCACCAGAGGGTCTACCTATGACAACGCCGCGAACCTTGCAAAGTCCTTCCTTGCTGAGATCACGCAGTACGAGGGAACCCAGCTCGGCCGACAAGAGATCCACGCCGAGGTTATTGACCCCGAAGAGACCGGCATCATCAAGCGAAGTTGGTTCAAACTCTGGCCAGCCGAGAAGCCTTTGCCGCCTCTTGACTACATCGTCATGAGCCTTGACACAGCGTTCACGGAGAAGTCCATTGACCGCAAGAGCCATGATCCTGACCCAACCGCGTGCTCTGTCTGGGGCGTCTTCAGGCACGAAAAGAAGCCGGCCTTCCTGCTGCTCGACTGCTGGCAAGATCACCTGGGCCTGCCCGCCCTGATTGAACGGGTCAAAAAGGAGTGGCAAGTCCGGTACGGCGACGAGGACTTTAGGCCCATGATCAAGCCGCTGCTTGGTCCAAAACAATCAATGTTCGGTGGCAAATCGCCCGACCTGATGATCATCGAGGACAAAGGATCTGGCATCAGCCTGCGTCAAATGCTGGCTCGTGAGGACATACTGGCTTATCCCTACAATCCGGGCCGTGCGGATAAGCTACAGCGATTGCACGCGGTATCGCATTTATTTGCACACGGATTCGTTTGGGTTGTAGAATCTGATAAACGGCCTGGGAATCCACGTTCCTGGGCCGACCCTTTAATCTCGCAGCTGTGCAGCTTTCATGGTGAAGGATCGATTAAGCATGACGACTTTGTGGACTCAACGACCCAAGCACTTAGGCTGCTTGCAGATCGCAATAGTCTCTCAGTCACCAGAAAAGCTGAAGACAAAGTTGAACGGGAAACCAAGCCGAAGCTTGTGAACCCTTACGCGATCTAACCGGAGTATTGAATGGCTGAGAACGAACAAGAATATGGCGAGATGTACGAGGTTGACGACGACTCTAAGGTCCGCGATACCGAAGACGGCGGCGCGATGGTCACTCTCGATGACTCACCAACACCAGCCGAATCCGAGTTTTACGCTAACCTGGCCGAGACGATGCCGAGTTGGGAGTTGTCAAACCTTGGCTCCGAACTCTGCGATATCCTAGAAAAAGACAAGGAAGCGCGCAAGAAGCGCGATGAGCAATACGAAGAGGGCCTGCGTCGAACAGGCCTTGGTGATGATGCCCCAGGCGGCGCATCGTTCACTGGAGCCAGCAAGGTCGTGCACCCAATGCTGACTCAAGGATGCGTGGACTTCTCTGCCCGCGTCATGAAAGAGCTCTTTCCACCTGACGGTCCTGCAAGGGACAAGATCATTGGTGAAGTCACCCTGGACAAGCAAGAAAAGGCCCAGAGACTTGTCAAGTTCATGAACTGGCAGATGACCGAGCAGATGCCAGAGCTGCGGTCCGAGCTTGAACAGCTGTCCACTCAATTGCCTTTGGGCGGCGGTCAGTACCTCAAGATCACGTGGGACACGAACAAGAAGCGTCCTGTCCCCCAGTTCGTGGCAATTGACGACGTCTACCTGCCGTTTGCTGCGACCAACTTCTATTCTGCCGAGCGCAAGACTCATGTGCAGTACTTGACCCGCATCGAGTATCAGAAGCGCGTCGAGTCTGGCATGTACATGGATGTGGACCTGATGGCCAGTCCGTTGCCGCCCGATGAGTCCAAGGCCGAGACCGCCAACAACAAGATCGAGGGCCGTCAAACCGACAGCTACAACATCGATGGCTTGCGGACCATCTACGAGTGCTACATCATCCACGAATTTGATGATGAATACGGCTTGGCTCCGTACATCATCAGCCTGGACAAGGCAACCCAGAACGTGTTGGCGATCTATCGCAATTGGGAAGAGGACGACAAGACCAAGCAAGAGATGCAATGGATGGTGGAATTCCCATTCGTGCCTTGGCGTGGTGCTTACCCGATTGGCTTGACGCACATGATTGGCGGCCTAAGTGCCGCTGCGACAGGTGCTTTGCGAGCCTTGCTTGACTCCGCCCACATCAACAACTTCCCAGGCTTGCTGAAGCTCAAGTCAGGAACCGGCGGTCAAACAGACCGTGTTGATCCGACAGAGGTCAAGGAGATTGAAGGTTCGTTTGGCCAAGATGACATCCGCAAGATGCTCATGCCAATGCCTTACAACCCGCCAAGCGCGGTTCTGTTTCAGCTGCTCGGCTTCCTGGTTGACGCCAGCCAAAACGTTGTTCGCACCACGTTTGAAGAACTGGCTGACAGCAATGCCAACACGCCAGTCGGCACGACATTGGCCCGCATCGAGCAGGGCATGGTGGTGTTCTCAGCAATCCATGCGCGTCTGCACGACTCCATGGGCCGTGTGATCAAGCTGCTGTTCCGCCTGAACAAGACTTACCTGACAGAGGCCGAGGTTTACGACGAGACCGGTGAGTTGCTGGTCAAGCGCGCCGACTTCGAGGGCCCGATGAATGTCGTGCCTGTCAGTGATCCCAACATCTTCAGCGAGGCGCAGCGGTTTGCTCAGGTGCAGGCTGTCATGCAGCGGGCCAAGGAGATGCCTCAGCTGTACGACCTCCGCAAGGTCGAGGTTATGTTCCTTGAGCGCCTGAAGGTGCCCCAGGGCAAGGACCTGTTGCTGCCAGCGCCTAAGCCATTGGAGCTGAACGCGGTTAACGAGAACATTGCAATGACGATGCGGCGTCCTGTTGTGGCGTTCCCTGAGCAAGATCACTTGGCTCACCTGCAAGTCCACTTGGACTTCTTGACCAACCCGATGTTCGGCAACAACAAGGCCATTGGCCCTGCATTCATTCCCATGATGCTCGACCACATCAAGGAGCACATGGTCCTCTGGTACGCGACGCAGATCTACAACGAAGCCTCTGATGCTGCCCAAGTAGACATTGGCGAGATTCAAAAGGATGCGACGACCGAAGAGAAGCAGTCGCTTGACAAGCTTTTGGCTACGACAAGCCAAGTGGTGACCAAGCAAAGCCAAGAGGCCTTTGGCCAGATTCCGCAGATCATTGACCAGGCCATTCAGATGTTGCAGCAGATGCAGCCTCCGCCGCCGCAAGATCCTTCTGTCCAGATCGCTCAACAGCAGTTGCAGAACCAGCAGGCCAAGGATCAGGCCAACGCGCAAACTCAGCAAGCTAAGCTGGCCCAAGACGCCCAGCTCAAGCAGGCCGACATGCAGCAACGCAGCATGGACAAACAGGCCGACATCCAATCACGCATTGAGGCCTTGCAGATGCAGCTTCAAATCGAGCAGATGCGTCAACAGGCCGAGGACCAGCGCACACAAGCCCAGATCCGTGCTCGCATTGAGATGAACGAGTCCGACAACCAAACAGCCAAGCAGCTTGCAGCCCTTGAGGTTGCAACTGGCGAAAGAATCGGTGTCTCCACGGGCACTGGTATCAACCCCAATCCACGTTAAGGAGCAATGATGGTAGCAATCAGCCTACACAAGCAGATGGCCATGGGTAAAGGTTACCCTAAAGCCAAGAAGGTGTCAAGCGACCCTTCGCCAACCCCTGGTTTGCCCGACGCAAACTACAAGACCGTGCCCAAGATGAAGGTCGAGAAAGTCACAGGCGAAGGCGGCGGTAATGGCGGCACAAACAGCCAACGCGGCAAGGGTCCTAACCAGATCTCCACCGTCATGGGCGGGCGCCGCTAAGTGCTAGCAAAAATCATCACGACGATCCGCGCCGAGCAGCAAGCACTGGCCATTGAGGCCATCAAGGTGCAGCCAGCAGAAGGCAAGGACATCAGCTTCGAATACGGTAAACGTCAGGGCGTCTACGCAGGCCTTGATCGCGCCGTCCAGCTGATTGAACGGATCTATCGTGACATTGAAAACGACCAACGAGATCTTTAACCCCAGCATACGGAGAAGCGAATGCTACTTGAAACCCCCATGTCCTTCAACTACGCCTCATTGGACGAGGCCTTCCCAGCTGTTGACTGCGGTCACGAGCCTTTGGGCTCACGCGTGATTGTGCAAGTCCGCAAAGCCAAGAACCAGACGGCAGGCGGCATCTACATCCCTGAGGAAGCACGAAAGACAGAAGCCAGCAATACCCAGATCGCCAAGGTCGTGGCAATCGGTTCATTGGCTTACAAGAATCGGAACACCATGGAACCGTGGCCTGAAGGCTCGTGGTGTGAAGTTGGTGCCTACGTCCGTGCACCCAAATACGGCGGTGATCGCTGGTCCGTAAGGTCCGGCGACGAGGAGATCGAATTTGTGATGTTCAACGACCTTGACATTCTTGCCAAGGTTACTGGAGATCCCACTGCGATCCGTGCATTTATCTAACTGCTGAAAGGAGCAGGCAATGGCCGGAGAAAACATGCTCATCGAAGATGATGAGGACCAAAAGAAGGGTAAGCCTCAGGAAGTCGAGTTCGTCCCGGTTGACACCAAGCAAGGTGACGATCAAAAGGACGAGGACGATGACCACCCAGAGGACTCGCGTCTCTCAGAAGACAATGAGGACCGAGAAGAACTGCGCCGCAAGCGCCGCGAGGAAAAAGCCGAGCGCGCAGAGCGTAGAAAACAGGCGATTGAGCGAGACAAGACCGAGCTCAACTTCCTGAGGCAGCGGAACGAGTCGCTTGAAAAGCGCATGTTCCAAGTCGAGAAGTCTGTCGTTGGCAACGCGATCTCAACCATCGATGCCAGGATTGCAGATAGCTTGGCCGAAGTTAAGGCCGCCGAAAGAATCATGGCCCAAGCCATCGAAGCCGGAAACGGTGAAGATGCTGCCAAGGCGATGCGAATTCGTGACCAGGCCATGCAGAAGGTGCAGCAGCTTCAGGTCCATAAGCACCAGCAAAATCAAGTCGCCCAAGACTTGCACCAGCAGGCCCAGGCACCGGCTCCCCAGTCAGGACCTGACCCGGAGATCGCGAGCTTCGCCCAAGACTGGGTGTCCAAGAACCCCTGGTACGATCCGAACGCGAAAGACGAGGCGTCGAAGATCGTCCTGGCGATAGATCAATCTCTTGTAGAAGCTGGCTATAATCCAAAAACAGAGGCATATTGGCGCGAGCTTGACAAGCGCGTGGCCAAGCGACTGCCAGACATGAAAGCAGGCGGTAACTATGACGACAGTCAAGATGACGATCGCCGCGGACAGCGTAGAGGTCCGCCCGTTGGTTCCAGCAGGGACCAGGCTCCGCAGTCTTCCCGCCGTGAAGTCTACATCTCCCCAGAACGAAAGCAAGCGATGATCGATGCTGGTGTTTGGGAAGATACCGTCCTGCGTCAGCGATACTTGAAACAGTACGCTAAGTGGGATCGTGAAAACAATTCATCTCGCTGAAAGGAGTGAGGAACATGAACGACGAACGCCTAAAAAAATCCCCTGATCTCGTCCGCCAATCACGTGGAGCCACAGACCGCAATGTGACTGAAGAGCGTGCCATTAGCGACGATGATCGTGTTGAGATGTTTAGATCTCAATTCTTTCAAGACGCATTGCCAGATCTACCAAGGATCCCTGGCTTCCACACATGCTGGTTGACCACCACTAACCCCCGAGATTCCATTCAACAGCGGATCCGGCTGGGGTATGAACCAATTAAAGCCGAAGACGTGCCTGGCTGGGAATACGTAACCATCAAGACAGGCGAATGGCAAGGGTTTATTGGTGTCAACGAGATGCTCGCATTCAAGCTGCCTTTGTCTCTCTATTCGCGATTTATGCAAGAAGCTCACCATGACGCTCCTGCCCGCGAAGATGAGAAGCTTCTGTCGGTCTTGGACAGTATCAAAGAGTCCGCAGCAGCCGCGGGAGGACGTGTGGTTGAGGGTGATGGTATTGCTGCTTTGCGCGAAAATCCTGGTCGAGCCAAATTTGAAGAGCTTTGACCGGTCCACAAATTCTCTCATGAGGAACAAACATGTCTACCACTAGCACACCGTTTGGCTTCCAGCCCGTTTACCACGCAAGTGGTTTCGTGCGTCCGGCAGCCTTTACGCTGGCGAATAACGCGGCAGTGACCCTGTTGCAATACCAACCTGTGGCGATTAACACGTCCACTGGTGTTGTGACTCCGGCCACCGTTGGCGATCCGTTCGTCGGCACTTTCATGGGTGTTGAATTCACCGACGGCGATGGCCGCCGCCGTGTTTCCAACAAGTTCCTTGCGAACACCCCTGCAACTGAGGTGACCGCGTACATCACGCGTGACCCTTCTATCGTTTATCAGATCCAAGCCAATGGACCTGTGAACATTAGCAACATCGGCAACCAATACAACTTCGGTTCGATCACCGCCGGTTCTACCGTCGTGGGTCTCAGCCAAGCCGTGTTGGACACCGCTTCAGTTGTTGCTTCAGGTAGCACTGCCCAAATGCGCGTGATCGGTATTACACCCGGTCCCGACAATGATTGGGGCGATGCTTTTACGATTGTCCAAGTTCAGATCTCTGAGCATCAGGACGTTGCCACCATCAACGCTTACTAAGGAGCTAAAAAATGGCTGTCCCAATGCGCAGTACGGACTTTCGGTCCATCGTCGAACCCATTCTGAACGAAGAGTTCGATGGCTTGTATAACCAGCGCGCTGACGAGTGGAAACAAGTTTTCTCCGAGCGTCAAGGTATCCCCCGTAACTACCACGAAGAGCCCGTCCTGTACGGTTTCGGAGCGGCTCCTGAGTTGCCTGACGGCATGCCAGTGACCTACCAATCTGGTGGCGTCCTGTTCAATGCTCGTTACGTCTACAAGGTCTATG